AATGTAAGAACTACCCGATTCAAGGGGCAGCGTCAGACATTGTTACTATGATGCTAACCAGACTAACCCGTTTACACGACCCAAGAGTTAGACTTATCAACAGCGTCCACGATAGTTTACTATTTGAGATTGACGATGAAGCCTTGGAGCAGTCGATACCTAAGATACACAGTCAGTTAGAGAGAGTTCCAGAGGTAATACAAAAGGTGTTTAGCGTAACTTCACCAGTACCTTTTCCCGTTGATTACGACTCTGGAAAAACTTTAGCAAAAGTGAAAAATAAAGCTTGACTTGTTAGAATTAGGCGTGTATACTATTAGGTAGACTAAAAATAGTCTTTATATAAGTTAGTTAGGAGGTGCATATGCACACAGTTACAGGCACAATCCAAGTTTTAGGCACAAAAGGAACCAGTTTTAAGCTCGCAGAGCGACCTGACGATTGGTTTAGTGCGTTTAACGGGACGCAATTAGGTGGAGCAAGCGTTGGAGACAAGGTTGGCTTTACATACATAGAGAAAACTAAAGATGACAGAACCTACCTTAATATAAAAGGTAATGTCAGCGTGAAAGAACCAGGAGTTTCCCCTTCTCCTACAAGTTCTGGAACGCAACACACTAGCTTGTCAACTGACAAGGACATAGCTATCGCAAGAGCTGTAGCATTAAAAGCTGCAGTCGAGTCTCACCACAGAGATGATGCGTGGACTCCAGAAGCAATCCTAAAAACCAGTAAGGTTTACGAGGATTACTTAACTGGAAAACTTGCTCAACAAGAAGCAAGCTTACCTAAAGAAGAACTACCCTCTTCTTCTTGGGAAGAAGCGGCTGAGTCTTTGAAAAAGGCAAGTTAGTGTGGGTAATGTACACTTGCTCTTTGATGGCGATATACTCGCATATCGAGCAGGATTCGCAGCAGAGAGAAGAGTGTACTTTGATGGACGGCTCCCTGAAAGGGGAGCCTCTTTCGACTCAAAGAAAGAAGCCCTAGAGAACTTACCAGAAGAACACATCGAGTGGGAACGTGAGCTACAGCCAGTAGAACACGCACTAGAAAATTGTAAAAGCCTAATACGAAACATTTCAAACGAAATGTCACTACACTTTGACGCTAGAGTTAGTTACATTTGTTTCCTAACAGGAAACTCTGAAGTACCAAACTTTAGGAAAGAAATAGACCCAGAATATAAAGCCAACAGAAAAGACGAACACAGACCTACACATCTGCAAGCTATTCAAGATTACATTTTGCAACATCATCAAGGGTACCTTACTCAAGGTTGTGAAGCAGATGATTTCTTTGGTCACGCAGCGCAAGACGCGAAAAACAGTAATCAAATACCTATTATTGTTTCTGTAGATAAAGATTTAAAACAGATACCAGGATATCACTACAACATAGGGACTAGAACTTTGTCATTTGTTGACGAAGAGGAAGCTAGAGCTGTGTTCTGGAGACAGATGCTCGAAGGAGATAAGGTCGATAACATAACAGGCATCAATGGTATAGGAAAAATCAAAGCTGCTAGGTACATACCTATCGGTCAAAGCAATGGGGAATGTCAGAGGGTTGTTGAAGAATTTTACAAGAAGGAATTTCTTGATGGTTGGAAAGAAAAGTTCAACACGAACGCTGAACTCTTATGGATATGGAAAAAAATCCCAGACGAATGCCCGTTCAAAGTTGAAAAAGAAGAGAACAAGGAGAGCGCAGCTACTAGCTCCTTATAAATCTCAATACGAACAAAACGTAGCATCTAAATTAGAGGAGAAAGGCGTTGCGTTTGAATACGAACCGAAACAAATTAAGTACATTTATCCAACGAAACGGGGCATATGTCAGGCTTGTGGTAGTAACGCTGTTGGTAGGCTGGCTAGTTATACACCTGATTTCTGGCTCCCCGAGTTGGGAATCTGGGTGGAAGCCAAAGGTAAGTGGGACTCCGCAGGAAGAACTAAAATCCTTGCTGTTCTAGCAAGTGACAACGAACTAAACAAAGATAATTTTAAAATGTTATTCATGTATGATAACTGGGTAACTCGCAATAAGACTATGCGGTACACAGGTTGGTGTGACAAACAGTTTATTGATTCAGCAGTAGGTGTAGAGATGCCTAAGGAGTGGCTAAAACTATGAAACACGCAATGATACCCGATACTCAGATATTCCCCGAGTCTAAGACAGACCACATTACGGCTGCAGCGCGGTACTTGAAGAAACATAAACCAGAAAAAATTATCATTATTGGTGATTGGTGGGACATGCCCTCCTTGTCTAGCTACGATAAGCCAGGAGATAAAGGGTGGGAATCTAAAGACGTACAGGCAGACCTAGATGTAGGGTGGAGAGAGATGAATAACTTTCTCAAAACTTTACGAACTCCTAAGTACGACCCAGAGATACATTACTGTTTAGGTAATCACGAACAGCGTATTGTCAGAGCATCTGCTTCTGCAGGTATGCGTATGTTAAACAATTACCTTTCGATAGAGGAGCTAATCTTTAATCCTTTAGCAGACTTGGGTGTACACACATACGACTTCTTAGAGATTGTAGAGTTAGATGGTATCTGTTACTCGCACTACTTTGTTAATCCTTCTAGCCTTATGTCAAACTCTATCGGAGGTTCGATAGAGAACAAGCTAAAGAATTTAGGTCACAGTTTTACAATGGGACACCAGCAAACTAAACAAACAGGAGAGATATACACATGTACTGGTCAACGTCGAAGGGGGCTAGTCTGCGGTCGGTTCTATCAAGACTACCACGAATATCTAGGCCCACAAAAGAATGCACAGAGCTGGTCGGGTATTATGATGAAGCACGAAATCAACAACGGGGACTACGACCTGATGGAAGTAAGTATGGAGTACCTACTGAAAGAGTACGGATAACTATGTTAACACACGATGAGCTTATGGCAGAGGTAGCCAATACCTATGACCCTGATTTAATTGTGGAAATACTAGAGATTTCTTCTGAAGAATTACTTGAGGCTTTTCAAGAAAAATTTAAGTTAAAACGCAGTAAATTTATAGATGAACCAGAACTAGAAGACGATGAGGTAGAAGAGATATGACCACTACTAAAAAAGTTACTAAGAAAAAAATACAGCCCACACCTAAACTGCCAGATAAAGACATAGCTTACCTTGCAGCTACATTTGTAGAGGCTGCTCAGTCTATGTGTACTAAACTAGGCAGAGACATAGACATTGTAGAGTTTCCTAAAACTTATGCTAAAATGAAAAAATTATATGAGGAGCTAGACTAAGTGAATTTATACCAAGAGTATATACATCAATCACGATACTCTCGATATCGAGACGATTTAGGAAGAAGAGAGACTTGGGACGAGACAGTAGACCGCGTAAAAGATTTCTGGATAGAGCGACTGCCTAAAAACAAAGGGTGGGGTAGCGGAAAAAAAGACAAACAGTTAGTTAACGAATTGTCAAACGCTATGGAGGCTGTTCGTAGAATGGAAGTAATGCCTTCGATGCGTGTTATGATGTCAGCAGGAGAGGCGTTAAAAGCCCACAATGTAGCAGGGTACAACTGCGCTTACGTTCCAATAGACAACCAAAAAGTGTTTTCAGAGATTGTTTACGTACTTATGTGCGGTACAGGAGTNGGTTTTTCGGTAGAGCGTGAGTACGTTAATAAGTTACCTTCACTCCCGCACGAAATAGAAGAGACCGACACCACAATAGTAGTCAAAGATTCTAAGTTAGGTTGGGCTAAAGCTTACCGAGAGCTTATCTCTTTGCTGTACACAGGTCTTATACCTAAATGGGACTTGTCTAAGATACGACCAGCAGGTGCTAGATTAAAAACATTTGGAGGCAGAGCTTCGGGGCCAGAGCCTTTAAATAATTTATTTTTATACACCGTCGAAACATTTAAGTCTGCTGCAGGCAGACAGCTTACGACTTTGGAGGTGCATGATGTCGTATGTAAGATTGCTGATATTGTGGTTGTTGGAGGGGTTCGTCGTTCTGCTCTTATCTCTCTTAGTAACCTTACTGACGAGCGTTTGCGTGGTGCTAAGGCTTCTCAGTGGTGGCTTCCTATCGAAGAAGGGGGCGCACCGCACAGAGCCTTGGCTAACAACTCGATTGCGTACACTTGCAAGCCAGATGTTAACTCATTTATGCGAGAGATGGTGTCTTTGTTCGAGGACAAGAACGGAGAGCGTGGAATCTTTAACAGACAAGCAGCCGTAACTAAGTACATAAACCACCGCAGAGATGAGAACCAGGATTGGGGCTGTAACCCTTGTTCAGAAATACTGTTAAGACCTGCACAGTTCTGTAACTTAACAGAAGCTATAATTAGACCAGAGGATACAAAAGAAACTTTAATTGAAAAGATTAAACACGCAACCTTTTTAGGTACATTACAGGCTAGTCTAACTGACTTTAAATTTCTGTCGAAAAGGTGGCAGGTTAACTGTGAAGAAGAAGCTTTACTAGGTGTGTCTCTAACAGGGTGTTGCGACCACGACTTACTCAGTGGACAGAAACTGTCTGTTGTTCGTACAGACGAGATGATAGATTGGTTAGAAACCCTGCAGAAAGTTTGTGTAGACCACAACAAAGTTATCGCTAAAAAGATAGGAATTAATCAGGCTGCAGCTACAACGTGTGTTAAACCTTCTGGCACTGTGTCTCAGTTGTGCGATACGTCGTCAGGAGTACACCCCAGGTTTTCTCCGTACTACATTAGAAGGGTTAGAAACGACATAAAAGACCCACTAACTAACTTTCTAAAAGACCAAGGTGTGCCGTGGGAACAAGACACAATGAACGACCAGAACATAGTGTTTTCGTTTCCTATGAAAGCACCTAAGAGTAGTGTCTGTGTTAAAGATGTTGATGCAGTAGAGCAGTTGACTATGTGGCAGTTATACAATGACTACTACACAGAACACAAACCTTCTGTAACGATTTACTACACGAAAGAAGACTTCTTAGATGTGTCAGCTTACGTGTACAGAAACTTTGAAACTATGTCAGGTATCTCTTTCTTACCTGTAAGTGAGCATACTTACGTGCAAGCACCTTACGAAGAGATAGATGCCCAAACATATAAACAATTACAAAAAGACATGCCCAAATCGTTAAATTGGGGACTATTAAAAGATTACGAGTCAGGAGATAATACTTCTGTGCAACCAGAATTAGCCTGTTCAGGAGGAGTATGCGAGCTTTAGGAAAGAAAATGTTAGAGGACAGCACAATGCGAGTTATAAATGTTTTAATGCGAGACATAGAGAACCTACGTCAAGAACGCGACATGTTAAAAAAAGAAAATCAAAGGTTAAAAGAAAAGATAAACAAAATAAAGAACAGCGAAAGCGTAGGAGCTAAGGCTAGGAAACTGTTTAAGAGTAAGAAGCTGTTTTAGCTACTTCATTA